TGGACAGTGTAAAGAATAGTGTTGTAAACTCCACTTTCGATTTGATCAAATAAGTGATTAGAATTTGCAACGGTAATTTGTCCAGTAATCAAAGACGTATTAACAATTTCATCTCCCAAGTATAGCTCTAATTGATTGGCTGCTAGTATAGTTGGAACATCACTGTCGGCAGTTCTAGCAAATACTTTTGGCCCAAAATAAATAGCTTCACCAGATCCAAGAGTCGAGTATGGAACTATCGTAAAGTAATATTCAGTATCATAATACAAACCGACTGGCTTGATATCGATTTGATTTATTTCTGATACGTCTTGCACGCTTTGAGTGTACAAAAAATTAGGATTGTCTGAGCTTTTTAAATTCGGATCAGAGTATAAACTAATGCCACTATCAGTGGCAGCATACAAATCAAATTTTTGAATATCTACATATTTTAAATTATTTGCGAACTTTAAATTTACAGTTATCTTATCGTATAAAGCAGGTTCGGATAGATAACCTAGAGATCCGTCAGTTACTTCAAAAGTGCTTATTTCTGGTAAGTTGCCATATGCGTAAAACTCCGATTGAAATATATTACTATTGGCGTTGTTTGTTATTTTAGCTCTAACTCCGAAATCTTTTTCATATAAACCAAATATACTAGCGTTTTCTATTTCTGTCAAAGTCAAGCTTCTGCTAGTAGTTCCAGATTTATAATTAGCAAATATTGTTTGGCCTGATTTATTTAAAATATCAAATGCAACCGTCGAAACCAATGGATTTTTAATTAAGTCATAGTCTGTTTGAATTATATTTTGCTGCAAATCAACCAAAGTAAAAGAAAAAGTTACATCTCGATTTAAATGTACTCCACTTCCTGTATAAACAGTTGCTAATGAACCAGTGTTTACTAAAAATTGTGTATCGAATTCAAACATATTATTTTACATTAAAGTTGTTGACGAAGGCTCTATCATATGGAGTGGACGGTATTGGAGTATTTAAAATGAGTTTACCAGATGTAGCGACATCAGATGATGAGTATGTAGTATTATTTCCTAATGCTTGGACATTCAATTGCCAGTGTCCTCCATAAATCAATCCAGTGACTCCGAAGTTGAGAGATGAAGAAGTTTGTCTGTATATATCAGAACTGTCATTGTTTGTGATTTGAGCAGTGTATCCAGTCGCATTCGCAACTCCTGACCATGTTCCAGTCAAGCTGAAGGTGGTTCCAAATGTTCCAGTATTAAACAATGTAATAACTGGTGCGGCTAATTTATTAATTCCGATTGCTGCTTGAGCAACTGAATTAGCATATGTTTGAGGTAAAAAGTCTGACGAAATATGATTTTCAATTTCTTGAAATTTGCCAGTATCATACTTAGAAGCCGAGATGCTATATTCGTTTTGATTTTGTTCTCTGATGCTTATTATTTTGTAAATTTGGTCAGAGGCATTTTTTCTTTCAATACGATATACACTCCCTTCTCCAACGAACTGTAATAGATTTATGTTTATATCATTTGGATCTAAAAACAATTTGCTTCCATAAGTGTAATTGCTATCGTGACCAGTTACATTGAACGTTGTTATCTGAGAATTATTTACGGTGTTTATTTCGCTTTCTAAAATTCCATGATAACTATCAAATGGAACATCAATTTTATCTGCAACATTTCCTGATGGAGCAGTTCTTTTAGTTGGTGAAGAGCTATCGTAGCGGAATCCAGTAGAATCAACGCCAGTATCAAAATATGTTATATCAGATATTCCAGTGTTCGTTATAACTTTATCATATGTGTTATTGTCTTGATATGGGAATCCAGTTGCAAAAACAAATCCAGTATAACCAGTATTATAATAACAGAATAAACTATGACCAGCATATCCAGAACCACTATACAGTGGAAACTGACTTGGAAATGGATTTTTAGCATTTGGGTATCCAGTAGGATATCCATTTACATAACCAGAGAAATAATAACGACCAGTTAAGATATCATCGGAAGGCTGAATTAATCCAGTTAAGACATCAAAATATGGAACTCTGTTTCTATTTAAATCAGCTATATTATTCAACTCTTCATTGGTAGTGTATCCAGTTGGTGTATAAACAGTTACTCTTCCAGTAAATGATCCACTATCATAGAAATTATCAATTCTTAAAGTTTTGTTAGAGATGCTTTTTTCTAAAATGCGTCCATAGTTGCTGGACATGGTTTTCATTTCATCTTCTACGATTACTAAATCGCCAGGTCGGCACAGCAAAGAATCGAGTCCAGCAGAGAATTCTATGCTCTGATTCTCTTTGATAGTCTGGTAGATCAAGTGCTGTCCTATGCGTCGTGCCATCGCTCTAGAGGTCACTCCAAGCGTGTTTATGTCGGTCTTGAACACTCCTCTCTTTCTGATATCAGCTTCGTCTTGAATGTACTCAATTTTGGTTTGATAGTTATCGAAGCGATCTAAATAAACAACTTCGACAGTATTAAATTGCAAATCCCTGCGATTATTAATGTAATTAAATACTCCGTCTTTTATGTTCGAGTTTGTGAATAAAGCAATTGGTGTTTTTGGTCTATCATCCAAAAAGTGAATCTCTGAATTACTGAAGAAAACATTTCCTCTAAATAAACTTGCTACGATATTGATTGCGTCGAATATTTTAGTTTGATCTTTGAATAGAATATTGCATGAATATCTTGGCTCCAATCCTCCGATACCGTCAGACACTCCTTGAAAATAACCGTTGGAATCAACTGCGTCACAGAATCTTCCAATTTTATAAAGCTCCCATTTGTTGATTTGACTTTCGTCAATATAGGCACCCAATCCATATCTTTTGCTAGTTAAAAGATCGTAAATAATCCATGCTGGATTGTCTGTCCATTCCATTTTAAACTGCCCGTCCCAATCTCCATCATAAACTAAATTTGGCAAAGTATATTCAGAAGCGGATTTAATATATCTATTATCAGATCTATCAGCTGCTAATGGATAGTAATTGGTTGGAACGTTGACCAACTTCAATCTGCAATCATAAGTTCTTTCTGGAACTGAGCCGAATGTTCTTGCGTCGATTTTAATTCCAGCAACTGCCGAAAATGGATACGAAAGATTTTGCTCAATAATTTCTGTTACTTTATATAATCCAATTTCTTTTTTGAGTAAAACCGAATTAGTTTCGGCGGAAAGTTTCTTAACTTTTATATATCTCTTAACAGATGATGGATTTTCTTGATTAGTTAACTTTGGAAGTATAAAAGGTTTCGACAATACAGCTTGATCGAATGTTGATTTTGATACGTTCGAAACATCTCTAACAGCTTTAAAATAATCATTTTCTATTGATTCTAAATCTGGAGATCCAAAATCAATCAGCATTTGGCCTTCAACCATTGCTATAATGGCATATTTTTTACTCTTAGCATTAGATATTTCTCCATTAGATATCTTGCCCCATTCAACTTCAACTTCTACAATAGCAGGAACTTTATCACCAAGTTCTCGTTGATCACTGGTACTTTTTGCGACAGTATCACTTAAATTGCTGATAGCTAAAGTAAAAAATATAGAAGAAACTTCAGGGTTTTCAATGGTATGGGTGATTGCTATAGCATCTTCATCATATTCATTATCATTATTCCATTCAGAATAGCTTTGTTGCGCATTCCCAACCGTTGCTGCTCTTAAGTCATTGGAACCTTCTTGTTCATTCAAAGATAGATTCAATTTAGGATTTTGTGGGCCAAAACCATTGGTTTTCCAATTACCATCAATTCGTCGAGTTTCATATCCAGCTATAAATGGACCACTCAATGAAGCTGTATAATCGTGATCAACATAAATATTTTTGAAATACTCTAATGGATCTTGATACTCTTGTCCATTTTTAAACTCACATGATATATTTAAAAAATTATATTTTGCTGCTTTGTTTTGATACGAAGATTCTTCGCCTATCTTGAATATTAATTTAGTATTTTCAGTAATGAATCCAGATAAATCGCTGATGAATTGGCGATTGTAATAATAACTGTATGAATTTACTGAACTATTTGCTCCAAAATTTTGAACAGCGCCTTTCGTGGATCTATATGTAGTTGGTATTGCGATCACTAAACATCCATAAACTTTATTTGTATATTGATTATCAGTATCAATTGTCGGAACAAGTAGTTTGTAGATTTGATTTTGAGGTATATTCCTACTAAAGTTTTCAAGTTCGAAAGAAACTGTTTTGAAAACTCCTTTATCATCAAAGATGGATTTAGTTTCTACTGCACCGTTATTTAGTTCTTTTGGATTATTTTTATCCGCAATTTCAACTACAATATATACAGTGTTTTTAGAATTCCAATCAAACTTTTCTTTACTCGCTTTTCCTTTCAACTCTTGAATTTTTTTCAATACTTGATTATTAAAGAACTTCTCTTGATCAGGTGAATCATCTGAAAGTTCTTTAAGAGAAGTTTCTAGTTTTAACAATAAAGTTTTTGACAATGAAGTATCGCTGGAGAATAAACTTTGATTTGGATCAATATAATGGACTTCTAATTTTGACGTAGTATTTTCAAAATAAATAGGACCAGAAATAGGCGTAACATTTTTAGTGTTACCTTTTAGTCGCCATCCATTTTTAGAAATACCATCCACTAATATACCATCTACTATTGGAGAATAATACTCATCTTTAGTATTTGCTGCTCCTTCTTTAGTTTGAGTTGCCAATAATCTTCTTTCTGGTATTTTTGTTGTAAGATTTAATCCATTTAAATTTACGAAAGGCTTATGAAAATATGTTTTATAAGAATTGTCGCTATAATATATATCCCCTAATACATTTAATGAGCTTGAAATTTCGACACTCCCGATAACATCACTAGCATTAATCGGGAAATATACAGAAGTTTGCTGGATAGGTGTATTGTCTAAATAAACCCCCTGAAGAATACTTACTTGTTTTCCAAGAGTCTGACCATTTTGGTTAACGAGTCCTTCGATTGGTCCGTCAGAAATTAAATCAACAATCTCAGCAACACTGTAAGAGTTTAATATTTCATAATTATCAAGCTTGGGTGGCTTGAGAATAGCGGGAGTTGGCTTTGGCTTGCTTTTGCCACCGCCTTGAAATAAATTTTTCTTAATTAAATGCTTCATGTTATTGTGTTTTGCTCTTGCAGAGCTAGATCCGTATCAGTTGGTATATTTTTACCAAATAAAGCGTTGGATATTCTTTGTCTTTGAGGATACGATTTAACAGTGCTTTGGACAATTGAAGTTCCGATTCTCAATCTTCCATAACCGACTGGGACAGGAACTCCTTGCTCTGCTAAGTTACCTTTGGAACTAATTAAAAATGATTCTTTTGCTCCACTGATACGAGCTTCTGTGCGTTGTGGTTTTTGTGATGGAGAAAGAGCTTGTTGAATAAGAGTGACAGCAATCATATTCAAAGCTCCGCCAATGAATGAAGTCAAAGCAGTAGCGGTAAATCCTGTGGCTGTGGCGGTAGCCAAAGCCCCACCAATAACCGCAGCTGTACCACCAGCAGTAGTTAGCGCTCCAGCAATCGTTGTAATCAATGCTGTGAATCCTTGCCCACAAATAACAGGAGTTAAATCCACTACAGTGATTGCTTTTTTAATTTCCAACTGTTCTGGATGAGAGATATTCTCTCCATCTACAAGAATACTGTAGTGTATTCCTTGTTGTGACAATTCTAAAATGCGCTTTTTAAAAAATGGTTTATTAGCATCAATAGCATCAATCGCTTGCTTTGGTTTTTCGATATACATCGTAAATTCCTTGCCGAATTCATGTGCTAATATGCCATGTAAATTAATAATAGTCATTTAAGTTTGCCTTTAATCCTTTCTAGTATCTTTACATCATAATCTTGATTTTTAGGTTCATAAATATGAAATTTATTCGTATTGATCGAATATATGATAAAACTTAAGCAACAAGATTCAGACATCTTGATGTCAAACTCAGAAGGAGACTCATTGCCAACAACATGACTATGAAAAACACCTATCAAAGAATATTCAGATTTAAACTTTAAATAACTAGCGGGATTGATTGAAAAAAAAGATTTAGGATCTTGAGCTTGGTTTTTTTCAATGGTGGCTACGTAACATTTAGTTTTTTCGTCATAGCCTATAAACCCACAAATTTCATTGGATAAATTTCTATTCGAATAATTTTCTAAAAAATGCTTGACAACTATAAAGGACTTATTTAAGATTTTATCTTCCATATCTATCTGTTCCAGGGAATCCGCCGAATGGCAGGTAATTTTTCGGTGTTTGTGGTATATAAGCTTCTTTTGAAATAAATGCGTTTTGATCGTAAAACTCAATTGAGTTTACATATTCACCACTTAAGTAAATAATTTGAGCAGCGTTATTAGAAGCTTCTACTTTGTAAGTGGGAGTGTCTGTCAAGTTCATATCCCACCAAGCAAACAATCCAGTTTTTAAAATACGATTATCTCCAGTGAGTTCATCATAATTTCTTGGGCTTGTTTTTTCTTTATCTTCATTCCAGATATTTATTGTATCACGATTGAAAAACTTCTTTCGATAATCAATACCGCTTTTGCCAGTCCATATAGCAGTAGATCCAAGTTTTAAATTACTTGTTAATTGAATATTGGAAGTTATGTTGGAATTATTAGGAACTGGAGTAGCAACATCGCCAGTTGAGAATTGCCAATTATTAACGGCAAAAAACAAATCAGTCATGCCACCTGTGAAACTTGGATTCTTAAATAAGAAAAACTCACCAGATATCTTTTCGCCTGTGTTGCGCACAGCTAAAGTATATCGAGATTCAAGATTGTCTTCATCTGATAATTTTATTTCTCCATTTGGAAAACTGGTGATAGATGATGTTCCGCTGACTTTGCCTCCATAAATTTCTAAATGTAAAGCTTTTAGAGAAGTTGCATCCCAAGGCATTGTAATAGTTCTTGGAGTGACAATGTATTGTGGAACGTTTCCGCTCACCAAAACAGTTGCGAAGTTTAATACAAGATTATCATTTCCGCTGACGTAAAGATTAATTCCGCTGTATTGATTGTTTGGTTTTACATTATGGAAAATATTCAGTAGCTGATCCGATCTTGAAACACCACTTGGAAACTGAACCCAAGTAGCCATGTGTAAATCTTCTGAAGCGTATATTCCGCTGGTCTTAAATGAATCATTGTATAAGCCTAATCCAGAAGGTTCAAATACAGCCACTTCTGCTAAACCAGCATTAGTATCTGAACCGCTTCCACTGATTAATATTCTAGTAACTGTTCTGTTTGCAAATCCAGTTGTAGTTCTTGAACCATCATTATTGATTGTGAGATTTGCGTTTGTTAATTGATTAACGCCACTGAATAATTTAATATTTGCAGTTTTAAAATCCACACCAGCAGTTCCATATCTATCGTAAATATCAATACGATTGATTGTTTTTGGCGAATCCCATGTAAGCTCTATCCAAGGCTTAGCAGTTCCAGTACTGATCCATGCTAAGCCTGTATCCAATGTCTTTTTTTGACCACCAGCATCGCCAGTTAATCCATCGGCAATGTTTCTAAATGCAGATCCAGATATAACGCTAGATCCTGTTATAGCAGCTTGAGAAGAAATGTTGTTGCTATTATATAATTGCTTATGAGACAGATCGATAAAGTAACCTGATACAGAATAACTGTCGGAAGGAAGAACTTGAATTTCAGATGGTTGGAATCTTTTCTTGCATCCGTTTAGTTTTTTATTGCAACCATCTCTTGTCCAATAAGTTTCATTATTGTCTGGCTGTGTGGATGATGTTGATGTGTGGTTCGTTTGTGCTACATACCAAATTTTAGCATATTCAGGAACGCTTTGATTATTTTTGTTTTCAAAAACTGGATTAATTATTATTTTCTTATTCTCCAAATAAACGGGATCTCCACTTTCATAAACACGCCCAGTTATCCATTCACCAGAAAAAGGCGAGGATGATAAGTTCGCCCAGTTGTTGCGCGACTTTGAATTAATTTGGATTTCCTGTCCGTATTCTGTTTCTAATGGAGGTCCAGCGTAATTACACCCATTTCCTCTGTAATACCAAGAGCAATATCTAGACATTAACAATCTAGCATTAACTTCAAAATTCTCCAAATCCAGTGGAGACGTTAATTCAAATTCGACAAAGACTTTATTTTCGGCTGTTTTTTGGCCAATGACAAATGTATCATTGCTTAATTCAGCAGAAGAATCTGCTTGTCCCCAAGGATTTCCTCCGTCAAAGTTTACATCGTCTAAATACTTTACAAAAGTTCTTTTTCTTATCAACTTAGCGAATTGAAAATCATTATTATTCAGCAGTAGCTGAGTCATTTTATAATCTTTATTCGATATTCTAATTTTTGGTCTTGGCAGTTGACCATTAGCTGTTACTTCAAATCCTTCGGATTCTACTGGAATCGGGATATATTCTTGACTTTGCCACGTAATAGAATTTTGAAAAATTGCACCGCCATGAAAAAACACAGCATCATTTGGTTTATCAACTTGGTTGAAATATAATTGAAATAGTTCTACTATAGCTGTAGGCTGTAAATCTATTAAACTAGTAGCAATTTTATCCTGTCCTTGTCCCATAAGTTATTTTACACATTATAATACATAATAGACATGAACTTTACACTAATAAAACAGCTTGACAAAAATTTAGAAACGAAAATAATAAACTTTTTTTTGAAATCAAAGCCTTATGATTTTTGCTGCTTGCCGTCTAGGAATTTATCAGTGATTAAAATCAAAGAGTATATTCATCATTTATTCGCGCATTCTGTGATTTATATCAGCGCAAACTTTTTTATTGCTTTGTCCATAGAAAATGAAACAGCAACAATTGAATTCTTGTTTGGTTCTCCTTTCGAGGTGATTGGAGAGTTTAAAAAATTCAGATCATTTTTCCACCAAATAAATCCTCAAGTCAAGAACTATTTTTCTGAAATACAGCGAAAGCACAAACGGCAGCATTTGATCAAAATGATTCAGCGAAGAGACGAAACAGCGAAAATAAAGCTTGACAATCACAAAATCTGCGTATTATGGAATACATAATGGCTTATAGAAATAAATACGACAAAGATGGTGCTTCATTCGCTCTTGGAGAAAACGCCGAAAACAGTTTCGTCAGCGCTGCTAAAAAAAACGGTATGGAAGTAGTTGCGGCATCTCGCCAAGATGAGTTCAATCATATCGATTTCCATGTTACTCATACTCATGATCAATTGAAGTTTTCTGTGGAGGTTAAATCTCGAAAGAAAGTCAAGCGTGCAGATTCAAGCGTTAACGATGATTTGGTATGGGTGGAATTTAAGAACGTGCGAGGATCTCGCGGTTGGCTTTACGGAGGCGCAGATGCCGTCGCTTTCGAACGAGAAAACGATTTCGTTATCGTTGATCGAAAACTGTTGACGAGGCTCTGTGAGCGCCTCTGTGACCTCACAAAGCTGAACGTGGATGTTAAGATGCCTCTTTACACAGCGTATCAACGTCGTGGACGACAAGATATCGTGTCACTCATCAAGATGACTGACATTTTGACAAACATCAAACATGCACTTTTAAAGAAGTGATTCCTGAACTAGCGTTTTTTCCCACGCAAAACCAAAAATGGGTGTTGCATCTTATCTTTGTGCGTATTCCCAAAAACGCTAGTTCCTCTATTTACAAACATTTGGGAGATTTCAATCTAATCAAAAAACATGAATCATTATTTCGCGCAAATGCGAGCAATCCTCTATATCGTAATTTTTTTGACACGACCCATGCTAAGCCATCTGAAATCAAACAACTAATTCCAGTCAACGTTAACAACTATTTTTCTTTTGCAGTGGTAAGAAATCCTTGGGATCGTTTCGTTTCCATGTATTCTTTTGTTTTGCAAAATAAACTATGGCGATTATTTAATCTACAGTCGCCGCCTTCTTTCAAAGAGTTTTGTTTGATTTGCGAAGAGAGAAAAAATCAAAATGATTTATACTTTTTTCCAATTCAGCAGCAGCACCTATGGATCTCTGGAGCTTTTGAAGTTCAAAAAATACTTAGGTTCGAAAATCTTGCAGAAGACTTTCGTTCAATGATTCTGGAAATAAATGCTTCACATATATCGACAGAATTGCCGCACATAAACTCTTCAGATCACGATAAATACCAAAAATATTACGATAATTATACTAAAAATCTAGTGTCTTCCCTTTATAATGAAGATATACAAAAATTCAACTACACATTTTAAATGAATATTAAAATCGCAGCAACTAATCCAGTTTTCCCTGATTTTCCTATGGGGCAGAATGTTACATTTAGTATTTCTCCAGTTGGAGATGGAATGTATCAACTGATGCACGGTGAAATTAAATACATTTTTGAACCCAAGAAAACATTTATTATGAATGAAAATTCAATTTTAATTGAAGGTTTTATTACGGACAATACGAATGTTGGTCAAATGGCTTTTGAATTTTATTCCAATGAAAATTCAGAGAAACTTGCTTGACAAATACACTTTCATCAGGTAAACTCCCACTCAGTAAGAAACACAGACAAACACAGACAAACACAGACAAACACAGACAAACAAAGAAAAACAACGAATGAAAAATACTAAGGAAATCAAGTATTATGCCTTTGACAGCAAGGGAAATGTTCAGCAGTCTTATAGCTCTCTATTGCAGGGTGCTAGTAATTGGGCTATTGATTGCGCTCGTCGAGTCAATGGGTATGTCACTGAAGTTTCATTCAATGGAATTTCGGAATCTTCTGAAAAAATCATTTTTGATCTGCGCGGAAAGTGACTATTCAAGTGGATTTTAATGATTTATTTCGTTATATAGTAGGCAACACTTTGCGTGATCCTATTGAAGCTTGTATTGATTCAGAAAATCGTTACGAAGTTTTCGACGCTGGCATTTTTGATCATACTACAAAACAAATTCTGGCTCAGGATAGGTATTTTGTTGGTTTCTGCACAGCAGTTTCTAACTTAAAAAGCATAGCTTGTCAACTCTCTAGAGAGGAACTATCTCTTCGTTGCAGAGATCTATCTTTAGTTCCTCTTGAAATTAATTTGGGGTAATGTCGAAGGTCGCGTTTCTAGCATTAACCTACTCATCTTTCATCAAAAACGAAACGATGAGTAGGTTTTTCGATCCTGCTTTAAAAGACATATACAATCTATACATTCACAATAAACATGATTTTTCTCCTAATCATTATTTTTCTGATTTTTGTCTTGCGGAGAGCAAGAGGATAGGAACAGAATGGGGGCAGTATTCTTTGGTGAAAGCTTCTATCACTTTAATGTCCGAAGCTCTTCAAGATCCAAGTAATGAATATCTTGTTTTAATCAGCGATTCTCATTGTCCTATTTACAATATAGAAACGACTTGCAATTTAATAAAAAAGCATTTTTCTTTAATGTCTTTTGTAGAATGTGTTGAACAGCGAAATCTTACTTCTAAAAGATTTGAGCTTGTCCAAAATCAATCTCGTATTAAATATTCTCCTTTTAAAATAAAGGATGCTTTGTTTGCATCTCAATGGTTTATTTGTAGAAGGAATGATGCTGCTTTTTTCGTTTCAAAAGAAAGCAATCTTCGAAAATGGTTTCGAACTGATGGCGTTTCATTTGCTGATGAAATGTATTTCCCTCTTGTAGCAAATCATTTTGGTTTAAATTTTCAATTAAAATCAAACTGCCATTTCAACTGGAAACTTCATAGCTCTAAAAAATTAATTAGTCATGGCGCTCGCTTTGAGCCAAAATCCTATGAAAAAATTGATCATAGAATGATTGACTCTTTGAGAAATACAAGTAAGCTCTTTATTAGGAAAGTCCATCCTTTGACCATTATCGACAACGATTATATTTTTTCCAATGAATAATTCTAAAATGGAAGTCAAGCGAGTGGATAAAAAAACTTGTGAGATTATCGTATGCAACAAGCATTAAAGTAATTAGTGGGTATCCAAAGTCTGAAAAAACGACTTATAATAGTGGAGATTTGTCTTGCGCTGAATATTATTCATTATACCATAAATCATGAACATTGTTAGTCCAGATAGTAAAACTACATTGCTGCTTAATAATGCTTGGCAACCAATCAACACGATCACTGCCAGAGCAGCGTTTACGCATTTAATTAAAAACAGCGTAGTTTCATTAGACCAAGACAGTCAACTATTCCATAGCTTCAATACTTGGAATGCATTAGCTTCTTTTTATGAAGATCAACCTTGCTTGCGCAGCGCAAAAAGTTTGTGGATGATTCCAACTATTATGGTTGTTTCTACCAAATTTTTCAGTCGCCCCAAAAAGAAAAAGCTTTCTCTTTTTGAACTTGCTCGACTGCACGACAACGTGTGCCAGTATTGCTTGAATAGATATCCCGTTTCAGACTTGACTATTGATCACGTTCATCCTCGTAGTAAAGGCGGCACTGATGATCACTCGAATAGAGTTTTGGCGTGTCGTCCATGCAATTCTCGCAAAGGATCAAAAACTCCTTGGTTTAATGTTCATGGTGAAGTTCCTGCTGCTCCATTGATTCCTGCAATTTCTTCTCTGATCTTAAACAAAAATAAAATTAGAAAAGAATGGCAGTCTTTCTTATAAAAGATTATGGGCATTCTTCAATCATTACTTAAATCAATAGAATTATTTCTGTCTTTAAAAAATAAATTATTTTACTATGACATTCGCGAAAAATCTAAAAAACGGCAAAACGAAATCATCGAGGAAATTGAAAAACTCCGCTCTCGCGGCGATAGCAACTCTGCTGATCGCGCAGACCTCTTGCGTTCGGAACTCTCCCGAGAAAAATCAGAGCTTGAACATTTATCAACCTTCTACTCTAAGGCTTCAGAAAGATCAAAAGATTCAAACAATTGATGGTGTTTATACTCCACAAAACGATGAAACTTGGCATTCTGATGCTCGTTTTAGAAAGTTGGAGCGGGAAGTGTATTTTAAATGAAAAATTATTAGAAAATATTGTATTTAAAGTGTATAATATTTTGATGGGAAAATATTCGCTAAATTCATTCAGACAAGCTAATCCGTTTATTTGGTTGGTTTGCTGAGTGTTTTTGGGTTTTAAATGTTTTTTCTTTTTCAACCCAGCCAAAAGCTGGGTTTTTTTGTAGGAATCGTTAGGCGAAATCGAGATCTAACTTCAAAAGCAAGAAAGCGCTAAAAGCTTTTAATCTGCGTAGCAGGGAATTAAATGTCCGCAACTTTCGAATTATGAAAAGTCATAAAGTAAAATATAATAGACAAGAATACAGAGAAGAGTATTTAAAAAGCGATGAATGGAAGTCTCTACGAAATATAGTGATGAATTCAAAACCATTGTGTCAGTGCTGCTCCAAAACAGCTTCTGATGTTCATCATTTAGTTTATAGAAATCTTGTGGATATTAAAATTACAGATTTGCTTCCTGTATGCAGACCTTGTCACGATGAAATTCATAAAGCTATAGACTGTCAATATATTTCTCAAGATCCAAAAGACATAAACTCGATAAGAAATAAAACATTAGGAATTTTAATCGACGAAAAGTACAAAAAATATAGAGAATGGTACAATAAAAAACATCACCTCTCGAACGAAGAAATAAAAATAATTTCTGAATTACAGAGTTTTGTGATCAAAAAAATATCCGCTTTAGTGAAAAAAAATATTTGGTATAATAATCTGCCTGAAATTAAATTCACTGGATCTCAAATTTTAAAAATCCGCAAGATAATTAAAATGGCTTTATATAGAAGGAGTAATAAAATAGACGTTGCAAAAAAAGGAACTGGTTTTGGTGGTAAATTTTCTATTGTTCAAGCAAATTCTGGAAGCTGGAGAGGAAGATTCGATAATTCTCGAAAAAGGCGTTGACAATTTCTGAATTCCTGTTATTCTACAAACATCATCAGCGACGGCGAGCCGCCACTGACTGATAGCAACTCGAAAGCGCAGTTGTTCAAACAGTTCTTTTACATTTCAATTTCAACAACGCTCTCATCGTCTAACGGTTAGGACAGCTGGTTTTCAACCAACAAATCGGAGTTCGATTCTCCGTGGGAGCATTTTAATAGCGGGTAGGACAAGATGGTTAGTCGGCAGTCTCATAAGCTGTTTTTCTGGAGGATTCGAGCGCCTCACCCGCTACCTTTTTGGGTTGTTCGTTCAACGGATAGGATATTTGGCTACGAACCAGAAGATTGGGGTTCGATTCCCTAACAACCCACTTTTATATTGTGTCAGCGCCGACGTTGGAGGGTCGGGGTAGGCTGTAACCCTATTGCCTTCGGGCTTAGTCTGTTCGAATCAGACCTGACACACTTTTCATCCTCTCTAAGCTTTAATGGTGAAGCGTCTGTCTGAAGAACAGAATAAGTCGATTCAAGCGCGACAGAGAGGACCATATTCGGGAAAGACCCGAATACGCATCAGGGTTTCGGTCGCCTGATGTAAAAGAAAAGACCGAGCATTTTCAATGGGTCGTTCGTTCAATGGATAGGACTTTAGATTTCTACTCTAATAATAGGGGTTCGATTCCCTTACGACCTACTTTAATGCTCGCTGGAATCCTGCATATCGCGATCAGGATAGCCTGTGCTGTGAGAACCAGACGGTGAGCAACCAATTTCGCGCCATAAGTGTTACGGTAGCACATCAGACTTCCACTCTGAGAGCGTGGGTTCGACCCCCACATGGCGCACTTTTTGTCATGCCGTATACTGCAAAGATAGTATATGAGCGTGCGTAGTGATACTCTACTAGCCATAGAGTAATATATACGTCGTAATCCGACGCACGGTGGTAAGGTCAAGTGGCTTTGAAGATATCCATCCTCTGTGAGTTTCGGTAGTGTGGCAAAGTTTTCTCTGGTATTAGCTCAGCTTGGTAGAGTACCTGATTTGGATTCAGGGGGTCGTAGGTTCGAATCCTACATACCAGACCATTTAAACATGTAGTTCAGTGGTAGATCACATCTTCTCTATGATGGTAAGCTACACCGCAAAAGAGAGAAGCTCTGAGGACGCGGGTCCGATTCCCGCCATGTTTAAGATTTTTTATGGGTGTGTGGTCGAGTCTGGTTTATGGCATCGCACTTGAAATGCGACGGTGGTGAAAACTGCCCGTGGGTTCAAATCCTACCGCACCCGTTTTTTACCGAGAGTAGCATATGTGGTAATGTCTAGGATTGTGACTCCTACTAATCAGGTTCGAGTCCTGACTCGCGGATTTTGTTAATTGGCCCATGGCGTAATGGTATCGCGGATGGCTTTGACCCATCAGACGGGAGTTCAATTCTCTCTGGGCCTGCTTTTTTCTACCTGATAAGAGCCTATAAGGAACGGTGATATAATGATCGTAGTGCTTCGGCCAGATTGTTTGAGTCGGGCGAATCCTGCACGGTAGAATGTTTTCTGGGAGTATAATTCAATTGGTAGAATACCTCACTTTTAATGAGTAAGTTTCGGGTTCAAGTCCCGATGCTCCCACTTTTATAAATGGTTGTTGAGTAGCTCTCAACTGATCTGGAATAAGCAGGAGGAAGTCCAGAAAGAACGATGATAAACCCTGCACAAATTTAGTTGACTTCTTCGAAAGAGAGGTTAGAATGATGACATGAAATTCATCACTAGATTATGTAAAACACACGGTTCTACAGAATTTGTGTTGGAAGGAAGAGGATATTATCGATGCAAAAAATGTCGATCTCATAGCGTCCATAAAAAACGAAAATTAAATAAACTTAAATTAGTGGAAGAGAATGGAGGGTGTTGTTCTATTTGTGGTTATAATAGATATGTTGGAGCATTACAATTTCATCACTTAGATCCTTCGTTAAAAAGTTTCGGTCTTTCCCAAAAGGGAAAAACATTAGGAATGGATTCTCTTCGAGAAGAAGCTAAAAAATGTATTTTACTATGCGCTAATTGTCATAGTGAAGTAGAAGGAGGAATTATTCAAATCCCAGTAACGCACTAGGTGTGCGACCGCTCTGTTAAAGCGTGTGAGCTTGGTTCGAATCCAAGACTGGGAGCCTTTTAAAACAAAATGCTTGGAGGGGATCTGTAAGAATGCATATAATGAGGGGCAGCACCTCAAGATTCCACAAAAACTCCAAGCTCCACTTTACATATGATATCAATAAAAATACTAGAACCTAATGACATTGTAAAAGCTACTGATTGGTGCCGTCCTTTACATCTGGAAACCATGAGTGGAGGACAATCAGATTACTACTCATTTGAATCAGACTATTCAGGCATCGCACAAAACAATGTGAAGTGGGTTCGTATCAGAGATGTATTTGGACCGTGTTGGTTTGGTAAGAGTGCTAAAGAACTCAACAAATATACTCAGCATGAGATTGTTCGTGGTGAGATTCCACAAAAGCATCGTTTGACAGGACACAAGTCCTTGCATACGTTTTTTACTAATTTAAAAACTTTATAAACATTCATAGGTCTGGTCACCCAGATGATATTGAGCATTCGGCTTCGATTACCGTAACCTCAATACGCGAAGAAACGGATTGATCACCGTTCGCCTAGAATCATTTTTGCCGAATTAGCACAGTGGTAGTGCAATCGCCTTGTAAGCGATAGGTCGTCAGTTCGAGCCTGACATTCGGCTCTTTATAGATGCATAGCTCAGATGGTAGAGCGCAGCTTTGATAAAGCTGGGGTCGTTGGTTCGAGTCCAACTGTGTCTACTTTTTATGCGGCGTTGGTATAGGGGTTGTGCCTTAGTCTCCAAAACTAAAGAGGATCGTTCGAGTCGATCACGCTGTGCTTTTTTAGGGGGTATAGCATAACGGTAATGCACCTGCTTTGCAAGCAGTAGATTGTCAGTTCGAATCTGACTACCTCCATTTATCTTGAAACTTCTTCCCAATCTAAAGATCCGAAAGCATGAGTTGTCGCTGTACCACAGCTGATAGCTAAAGATATTTCATAACCGCTTCCAATAAAACTATTTTTTTCTAATTGAAATCTAAAAAGATCCTCTTTCGTTAATTCAATCGAAGACTTTGATTGAGTGGTAGAAGTTATAAATCCCTGAGCGAGTGTTCTTCCTCCACTGATAGCAGTGCCGCTGATATTATATTCCACAGAACTGTCAGCTCCAGCGCTTACCCAAGTTCCTCCAGAAGTAGTTGGGCCTCCCAATATGCGCCAATTGTAATTGCCATTGTCCACTGGAATTAAAGATGCAGCGCTAAGCACTGAAATAGATTCCAAACGATTAGATTTTAATCTTAGACTAACAAGTGGGTAATAAACACCTTGTGTGTCTAAATCTTTTCGTGCCAAAATAGCAGTTCCAATTCCTTGTTGGAAACCTCTCATTTCGTATCCACCTTCAGATATCACACTAGAACAGATTTGTTTTAATGTGCTTACTCCAGAAGTTGCGCCAATATTTTCGATTTCGTATCTTAATGGCAAAGATGCTGTTGTGATGTATGTAGCTCCGATGTTATTTGCGTGGTGAAAAGTATGGCAAACAATGTATTTGCCGTCGATAATAAATCCTACTCGCACAGATCCGACTCCCAGCCATTCAATGTCCATCCAAAAAATTTGAGCTTTAGCAACGTCTAAAGTCAAACGGGAAGGTCCAGTTCCATCCAGCTTGTCTCCATTCCAATCGGTCTGATTGATTATGAATTCTTCGCCAACAACACCATTTGTTGAGGTTCGTTTTACAAAACTGGCAACAGTTCCATTGGCACCTCCAAGCTGGAAGTAAATTCCGTTGCTTGTTCCAAAATAACCGACTCTTTGCCTTAGATTGTTTTTGGCTGGACTCATTGCAAAAGTATTTAATACTAATAATGATTTACCTGGTTGGTACGAAAAATTTCTTATTGTTTCTCTTTTAACAAAAGAGCCAGATGCATTTGTAATCATTAAATCAATCAACCCTTGTCCAGAGTTAAAAACTCCAGAACCATTTACTCCCGTAGACATTGCCCAAAGAGCATTATCAGAGTATCTGTGAGTAGAATCAAACAGAGTCATTGGCTCAGAAATTCTCATGCGACCGAAAGCATCAAAAGAAGTTGATCCAGCAGTATTAGCAAAACTCAAATCTTCTTGCTCTAGAGGTCTGTAATTATCATTTACTCTATCGTAAATAAATGGAATTTGTCCCGCTGTGTGAGATAATTGAGAAAGATTATTGAAGGTGTAATACTGAGCCATAATAATTATTACACTTTGTTTGTCTTAGAGAGTTGTTTGCGGTGTGTTTTTTAAATTGTTTAAAAGAGCGAGTGATGGAATTGGTATACATATTGGCCTTAGAAGCCAAGTTTTGAGGGTTCGAGTCCCTCTTCGCTCACTTTTTTTGTTGACTTCTTTGGTAGTGCTGGTATAATGAAGGAGTAATGGCCATGTGGTGAAATTGGTATCCACAGCAGATTTAAAATCTGCCGCCTTCGGGCTTGTCGGTTCGAGTCCGACTATGGCTACTTTTTAAAACAGGGATGTAGCAGAACGGTTAATGCGGGCCTCTCATAAAGGTTAGATAGTGGGTTCAACTCCCACCGTCCCTATCTCATAAAATATGCTCCATTAGCTCAGTTGGTTAGAGCGCGTTTTTTATAAAGGCGGGGTCACTGGTTCAAGCCCAGTATGGAGTACTAAATTTAATCTAAAAAAAATGAATCGTAAAAATTCGAAACAAACAAAAAACAAAGTAAAGCGCAAGGGTGTTCATGCAAAAAGCAAAACCTCTCGCTTGAAAAATTCTAAGAATTATAAGAAGTCTTATCGAGGTCAAGGTTAATATGAAAATCCTAGCAAATACTTTGGTTGAAGTTGATGTATCAGAAGACGAACAGCGGAAAATTGCAGTAGCTTATCTTTTTAATATCTACGATTGGAAAGATGGTTATCACATTTGTGAAGAAAAAGTTTATCAAGCTGTGACTGTGCATCATCATGATGCATGGATCGATGATGTGTTCATTCGATATGCAACAGACAATGACTATGTTGTAGCGAGTCTTCTGCTGAAAATTAAAAAAAGTAAACAATATGAAACAATCGCCCTCCCAAAAACTCAAGAAAGCAGTTGAAGGATGCAGCAAAGAGTTTACCGATTTCTTTGATTGGTCTTTGGAGTATTTGATCGAGCATAATAAGTCTATTAAAATAGTGAATGCTCGCCATGTAAATATGGGAACATCCCAAAAATGTTCTGGGTGGTGCGATGGTTCAGAAATTGTTATTGCTCGCAAAAATCCTTTGTTTCAACAGGTTTACGTTCATGAATTTTCGCACATGAATCAAATGGTCGAGCAATCTCCTGTTTGGGGCGATGATTCTGATTTTTGGGATCTTCTATATACTAAAGGGTTCAGTATTCCTGATTACCAAAAAGTAATGGAGGTTATTGCTTTAGAAAGAGATTGCGAGAAAAGAGCTATTGCTCATTCTAAAAAGTGGAAACTATTTGATAATGAAGCTTACGCAAAACAAGCAAATACTTACCTTCATTACTATCAGTATATCTTTCTGACAAAAAAGTGGGTTAATTCGACTTCTATTTATCATCCAATGATTTTAGATGTTATGTCCGCGAAAATCAAAGACATTGGTTCGTTTTATGAAATCAATATGGATTTAATGAATCTGTTTCATCAATGCCTAGAACCAAAGGGTAAATATTATAAAAAAGGCTTTAGTTCTTGAATGTCTGGGTGATATAGTGTAATATCTATTATGCCTATTCCAAAAGTTAAAAGCAAAGAGAAAAGAAGCGATTATGTTGGTCGCTGTGTATCAGAAATTTCCAGTGAATATGAAAACAACAAACAAGCTGTCGCTATTTGCTACAACTCTTTCAAAGAAGCAAAGGCTTCTGCCGAAGGTGTAGTGGAACTTGGCGAAGATGAAATGTTGATTTTAAAAGATTAATTTTAAACGGGTCTGTACTGGTTTCGACTTGATTAGTAGTTCATTAACTAGCATGTAGGAGTTGATCGGATGGCTCCTTAAAAATCCGATCAAAAAAAACAAACGGCAACAATAAAATTGTCAGCTTCCGCAAGCCAGTTTTCAGCCGCAAGGCTGTAGCTCTCGCTGCCTAAGCAAAACGCTCAGAGATACGCTCGCTCTACTCTGAGTTCAAAACGAGCAAAAAAACAGTTTCAGTCCTGTCTGATTGAATGGTGGAGGATGCAAGGAACTACCAAGAACCGAGCGTCCCTAAGAATGATTCTCTTTGATGAATCAATATAAGCATGTTTGAAGGTTAGTGACAATTAGTTGAGGAAATGGGTTCGATTCCCATCAGATCCACTATTTATTTCCCGTCAGGTCCATTTTAGTGTAAATTTCTATATGAAAATAGTTATATTAAAATGCGAGAACTGCGGGATAGAATTTGAAAGATCGGCTGCTGAAGCCAAAAGGTGTTCAAAAAAGGGTTTTTCTATAGCGTGCAGTCGAAGCTGTGGTAGATCCATAAGTAATAAAAAATTTCCTTATAAGGGTCCATGCGATCATTTGCGTAATTATACCCGCCTTGATCAATATAGTCCTTTTCGTTATTATATAAAAAAAGCAAAAGAAAGAGCTTTGCAGTATGGTCAACATAATTTAACTCTTGAGTTTTTGAAAGATTTATGGGAGAGTCAAAATCAAATTTGCCCATATACTGGAAAAAAAATGCATTTACCCGCATCATCTTTAGGTCATGACAAATTAGCAAACCCAAATAAAGCATCTTTAGATCGTATTGATTCTTCTAAGGGTTATATACAGGGTAATGTAGAATTCGTTTGTTTAGCTGTAAACTACGCTAAAAATAGGTTCAGCAGAGAAGATATTCTTGAATTTTTTAAAATAAATAAGTAATATATTTCGGAAGGTTGTCAGAGCGGTTTATTGAGACACTTTGCTAAAGTGTTGGGGTTTAATAGCCTCCAAGGGTTCGAATCCCTTACCTTCCTTTTTTTTATTTTTATCTATATTTTTGTGTAAAAGAAAGTATGCCTAGACTTTTACAATCAGAAGTACACTCTGAATACTCTGCAAATCCAGATGTGTGGAGTGCGTACAGAGTGGATATTAAGTCTATGTTTGACGCCTCCACTATAAAAGAGGATTTTAATGATCATTTAATCCGAGAGTATAATAGAAAAATTGAAAGATTGAATCAATCTTCTAGTTTGTATATTACTCCATTCGACGGCGGATTTAGATTTATTGGAAGCGGCATCTCCTCTCCAAAAATATGAACTTTTCAGAAAAACAAACTTTAGTAAAGAGAATCCAAAAAGCTTTGGGTATTGGTCAAGATGGTATCGATGGTCCTAGCACATGGAATGCTATAATTAAAAAAATCATTCCCCAATCCAATTCTGCAAAACCAGATAGCTCTCCTAGTAAGCTATCTGGAAAACTTGTTGCCTTAGCCAAGAAAGAAATCGGCGTTGAAGAAGTAAATGGTTCTAATTGCGGACCTAGAGTAAATGAATACAAATCCGCCACATGGTTAGATTCTACTAAATCTTGGCCGTGGTGCGCAGCATTTATTTGTTGGTTGTTTAAAGAGGCGATGAAAGATGGTGATTACACATTTGAGCGTCCCAAAACAGCAGGAGCATATGATTTTGAAAACTGGGCAAGAGATCAGGATTCTTCTGTTTTGTTAAAGAAACCTCATAATGGTGATGTTCAAGCTGGCGATATTGTAATCTTTACGTTTTCTCATATTGGCATCGCTACCAGCGGTCGAGATGATAATGGATATGTTTCCACAATCGAGGGAAATACCGATGGATCGGGCAGCAGGGAAGGTGGCGCTGTTCTAGCGAAAAAAAGACAAGTTTCTCAAATTAGAAGCCTCATTCGTCTAGCAATATAGTGTAAAACTTTGCATGAACGATGAATTGGTATCTAAATTATTTATAGGCGCTGGCGCTCCATTAACAGGATTAGCGGTAAGTCATGCCACTTTAAATCTTTGGCTGCAAACTTCAAGTTTAACCATTGGTTTAATTGTCGGCTTATTAACACTTTTTAGTTTCTTTAAAAAAAATAAAAAAACAAAAAAGCCTGATACTTTAAACTCTCAAAAACAATTTGAAGAATTAAAAAAGAAAGATAAGCTAGAAAAAGACTCAATTTAAGTGTAAATAATTATATGGATACTATTATTCAAACCTTACTATCAAATCCTTGGTTCAACGTTGTTACCGCAATTGTTGCATTAGCTTCGGCTATCGCAGCTGCGACTCCAACTCCAAAAGAAGGATCTATCGTTGCAAAAGCCTATAAAGTCGTTGACTTTTTAGCGATGAATATCGGCAAGGCTAAGCAAAAATAATACTTGACAAACAAGTTTATCTCTATATACTGGGTTGTGATGAAAAGAAACGTCACGACCCAGTATTTTTTGTACACAATTATCAATGGTGCAAAGTTTCCTTATTTTTCTAGTCCTGATAAGAAAGGTGTTCAAAAGTTCTACGAAGAATATTGTGAAAGTTTTCCTGAATCTCAATTCGAGATTCTTCGACAAACTACAATCGTTGAATCTGAAGTGATTGCTACTTCTGATGATCCTCGTCAGTTTAAATTTAATTTTTAAATCAAAATCGTAAAAAAGTTTTGACAAAAGATCGAATCTAGCTAGACTAAGGACATATGAAGACAATTGCAATCTCTTCCCCGCTGATTGTCGGGGGCGGTATGGAAGGTTCCGTCATGGGTATGGATGCCGCTGGCATGAATACTGCAACCTATTTCATGCGCGACAAAATCTATAGCAACAAAATTCAAGCAGTCGTTCGCGAGTATGCTTGCAATGCTATTGATGAACACGCAAAGCACGATATTGATCGAGAAGTTGAAGTTGGATTGCGCAGCGAACAAAACAAAACTATCTTTTTTGTTCGTGATTTTGGCAAAGGATTGAGCGAATCTGATGTACGAAATGTATTCGGAATGTATTTCCGAAGCACGAAATCGACGACCAACAATTCTATTGGCGGCTTCGGCGTTGGCTCCAAAGCGGGTCACTGTTACTGTGATACATTTTTTGTTGCTTCTTATTTCCAAGGTATCAAAACTACATACGCTTGTATGCTTGGAGGCGGCGATACTGGAGTGCCAGTGGGTCATATTTATAAGATCGATGAAAGTCCAACAAATGAATCTGGCGTTGAAATCTCTTTGCCTGTGCAGAGTCTCGATGAGAATTCTTTCAACAAAGAAATTCTAAAGTTCGTAAAATTTTCAACTGCTAAAATTGTTTATAATTATGCACTTGGCAGCGATTTTAATCATAAAGCTCATCGCCCTTTCAAGATTTTCTTGGAAAAGAAACTGCTCGATTATAATTTTCGAGTAGTCGAATTGGATAATGACTTTGCTCCAAGAGATACTTTTGAAGTTGAGATTCAAATGGGTGGTGTATCGTATGGCAAAAAATCATTTACTACTGGTTCTTTTTCTGTTCAGTATGGATTTAGATTGCTTGTGAATGTTCCAATTGGCTCTATGAGTATTCCTCTCAGCCGAGAAGCGTTTGAATACACAACTCAAAATCAGAACAAAATCAATGAAATCCTGTCTTTGATTGAAGCTTGGAGTCATGAAGATCTAAATCAGTTTAAAAATAAGAATCTGATGGATCTGATTGAAGATGTCGTCAAAAACAATGATAATCTTTATAAAGGTGAAGTGTTTAACGCTACCATGCGCGAACTTTATGAAGATATTTGGCCTCTTGCTGAGGAAATCAAGAAATGCAACATATCTACTGTTCCATTTTCTATGCAAGCATCTAAGCCGATTCTTCTTAGCATCGGAGACAATACAGCAACTGCTTATTGGTTTCATAAAATCCACAGTCATTGTTTAGTTAAGAATGAAAATTACTACACAATCATAGAAGGCAAGTCTCTCACCAAACATAAAGATATTCTTTCTGAACATTTCTTTTTGAAATCCGTCAAGTCGGTTAAGTTCGAAAAGGCCGTACAAAACAATAAGATTTATAATGTTTATGATTACTACCAAAGCAATCTTGGCAAATACAGCGCTTTAGATCTTCATAATTATAATCGTAGCCCGCTTGCAAGCATCGACTGTCCAATTGAAGCAACAAAAATCAATAAAGAGTTCGTTGATTCTATTGATTGCCTCGATGATCTTGTGAAGATCACAATTAGCAATCTTAAATACAACGGTAAAAATCGCTCAGCTTGTAGATTTTATACTTTTTCCGTTCAACTATGTGAAGCACTCAAAAGCATTGGTTGGGTTGAATACGGCTCTAAACAATACAATGAAATTGTAAAGAGAATCACAGAAGAGAAAGCCAAGATTCAACGTAAAGAATCTAACGTTAAAAATGCTCTTAAAAATTGGGTAAACTTCAATGAAAAAACCAAGTCTATCGTGACTAAAAACGATAAATACGCCGAAAAAATTGCCACTTTTTGGAGAAAAGCCTTGAATGAAGAATCTGTTCGTGGTAAAGTACTTCTAGCAATCGATCAGCGCTATTTTTATAAAAACAGTTCTTTTAGCCGCCAAGATATTCGAAACATCCTCAAACTGAAATAAACAAAACAAAATGAAATACATCGTAAACAGCAACGGAATTGTCGTTTTCCACAACAACAAGCCAATTAGGATCGAGAAGACTTCTGCAAAGTATTCTCAAGTAGTCAAGATTCTTGATCTGCCAGAAGGTGAACAGGATTCTGCCTTGGATAAGGTTCTTAATGTTGATCTTGGTCTTGATCGAGATGGATTTTCAATCAACGGTTCAATTATCTCTTATCAAGGAGAAACTCTTCCAGAAGTTCTTTCCAGTAAGATCTTCGCTCTTCTCGAAGAAGGACTACCAATCACTGTATTTGTTAATTTCTGGAAGAACTTGAAGCAGAATCCATCTAGTTCTTCTGTATCTCAGCTTTATGATTTCCTAGAATACAAGGAACTTCCAATCACTGAAGATGGCTGTTTCCTAGCATACAAGGGATTGGAGAGTAATTATTGGAGTATCTCTGGAAATCTTAAGACTGTTGTTGTAAAGGGTCTAACTGATAAGCTTGGACGCATCTACAATGGAGTTGGCGAGCAAGTTGAAGTAGTTCGTCACAATGTAGATGACAATAGAAACAATCATTGTTCTTTTGGACTGCATGTTGGTTCTCTTGATTATGCTTCTGGCTTTAGCCAAGGAAAGATCGTAGTTGTGAAGATCAATCCTAAAAATGTTGTTTCAGTTCCTATTGATTATAATTGCCAAAAGTGCCGAGTTTCGGCTTATGAAGTTATTTCGGATTTCTCTCAAGAGATCTCAGCGCCCGCTACCAATGAAGATGGAGAGGAGCTTTTCAACGAATCAACCCTCGAATACAATGCTTTTGTCGAAAAGATTCAATCTTATTTGATTAATAAGAAGCAGCAAGGGTTCACCAGCATTGCGGTTCAAAAAATCCAAAACTCCTTTTCTCCTGAGTATCCAAGTCGTGTGCGTGTTCTAGACGCTGTAAATCAACTTGGTTATATTTGGCAAGGATCTGTGGTATTTCTGTAAAGCTTAACTGGAGCCGACATCGTTAAGCGGTGTCGGCTCTTTTCTATTTTATGAACTTTGAAAATGTAGTTGTATTTTTAGTTTTTATTCTTTATTCGATAGTGGCTATAAGTCACGCAATGAAAGGTAACTATGCATGGGCTTGTGTTTGGGGTGGCTATGCAGTAGCTAATGTTGGATTGATTCTGGCTCAGTCAAAACCTTAAAAATTAATATTATGGGAATGTTTGATTATTTAATTTGCGAAATGGATCTGCCTGAATTTCCAGAAGAATGTCTGGAGCGGAGCTTTCAAACTAAAAGCACACCCAATCAAAGTATGTCAACATACAAGATTACAGCTGATGGAGAGGTTCTTGAAAAACACTCACAGTATCAGCGTATCGAACCTGCACGACATTTGGATAGTTGGTTGGATGCACTTGGAGCATATGAAGAAGTAGATTTCGATTGGCGACCTTGTCACTTTACTGCGGATGTTGAGTTCTATGAATATTGGAAGCATCCTGACTATGATCCTGATGATGCCGTGTATTTTGAAAGAGGTTTTATTAAGTATAGCGCTTCTATTGTAGAGGGTAAATGCGCTTCAATTAAAATAGTTGACAAGTGGTTGCCTGTAGAGTATACTTATGAAGAGGTTCAAGCAAAGTGCATCGCTGCTGAAAAACAACGAGAGGAATTTCGTAAGTCTATGAGGGAACGTCGTATGAACCGACCTTCTACGACAGAAGAGTTGGTGGACGATATTGATAGCCTTATTAAAAACAAACCTGCCATCTTTGATAGAAGTGATCTGATTTCAACCTTGAATAAGATCTCTGATCGCATTGAAGAATGGCGCAAAAAACACGATTTTTGGTACAATGAAAACATATAAATTCCGAGGAAAAACATTTAAATGTGACGCTCGCACAATTCAATATTTGAATCATGCATTAGCGTTGAATTACTCAACTGAGAGATATCAAGAAGTCAAAAACAATGGCGACAAAAAATAACATAACAGGCGACGAAATAAAATCAAAGCCTCTTTCTAAAAAAGGTCGAGAAAACTGGGACAATATTTTTAAGAAACAATCAGCATGGAATTGGTTGAAGGAATTAAATTATGATGAGTATACCATATTAGATCCAGACGGCTGGCGATACAACGATGGCGTTGATTTAAATACTCCAATTACAAAATCAGATTTCTTTAAGCGATTCAATAAATCAACAGTGATGTTTAAACCAATCAATGAAAAAATTAAAAATGAAAAAAAATAACTTAAAACTATTTTTAGACGATATCAGAATGCCTTCCGACGCTTTTATTTATGAAGAGCGTGTCAAGCTTATCGCTAAATCTGGTGTTCAAAATTGTGAATGGAATATTGTTCGCAATTATGAAGACTTTTGTGAGTTTATCGACACTTTTGGAATACCCGAAGTCGTTAGTTTTGATCATGATTTGTGTGAAGAACACATGAATCATTACTTTACTGTAACATCGCAAATTGGAGTAATTGAATACGGTAATCTAAAAACAAAAACAGGCAAGCATTGTGCGGAATATTTTGTTGACAAATGGCGAGAAGCTGGTAAACCTACTGTGAAAGTTTACGTTCACAGCGCCAATCGATGGGGACAAGTTGAAATTAAAAAAGTATTAAAAGAACTACTATAATAAAATGATTAATAGAATTTTTTGGGACATTGACGAAACACTTATTCATACAGAGTTGAGCGAGCCAAATCAAGACCATGTGTCTTTTTCATTGGACGATAGAATGTACTACACAATGATTCGGCCTTGCAGCAAAGCGCTGATTGATTTCAGTAGAGAGCTAGTAGGTGCTGATCAGGTTCATATTCTAACCACAGCAACTAGAGATTATGCGCGAGAAGTAAATCGACTGGCGGATTGGGGTTTTGAAAATTCAAACATTTTTTCGCGAGAAGATTTGGCCAAGTATTCTTTTCGTTTTCCTCTTGCTTATGGAGCTTCGCATGAAGAGCGTAGTTCTCATTTTTATGCTCATAAAAATAATGTAATTATTGACAATCTGCGTCCACGGGAAAACGAGAATAAGATTGCATTTATCGGTATCAATGATACCTATCAAGACAATTACTTGAGGATTCTTGATTACTATGGCGTCGAGTATGCTGATTCAAATTTTGAGCAAGAAGTAAAAGAGTTTCTGATTAGTAGGAATAAATCGACTGCTGTATGAAATATAAAATTGAAATTAATCAAGGCTGCACGGCATACGGAACTGTTGTCAATGGAAAAGATTGGAGTGGGGAATACCCTGCCACCACCATGACCGAAGAAGAGCGAAATGAATTTTATGAATATCTATTGTCGAAAATTAAAGAGGGTTATGACGATGGATCGATCTGTATCGATGATTTAATTCGTTTGTTTCATTACGACAGTTGCTCTTGCGGACCAGTTTGTGATCAATGCGGAGATTCAGTCTTGACAGAATCATGGAAGCTGTGATATAGTATTAGTCTATGGAAGAAACAGTGACAATTACAAAAAAGCATTATAATGATCTTCTTGAAGACTCAAGACAACTTCAATGTCTAGAAAACGCTGGAGTTGACAATTGGGACGGATATAGCTATGCTATGCAAGAGTTTCATGGAGATGAAGAAGAGTGAGTGAACAATTATAAGCGGTATCGTGGTAGTCAAATCCTGTGGATTGACTGTCGTAAACTGGACGGCAATGGGGCAGATATCCAGTCGAGCTTCAGGTGACTAGGAGCCACCACCCACGATACCGCTTACTTTTTTAATAAATGGAACACTGATATAATAATTACAGATCGGGTGGTGAAACTGGTAAACACACGGCGGCAGTCGATTGTAGATAGGCATATCGAAGCATTGGCATAGTATGAATGTAGGTTCGAGTCCTACCCCGATCACTTTTTTAACAGTCTGAGGGTGTATAGCTATCACCCAATGAAAGGATAGCAATGCATGGCTATTGACAATTGGATAGACATGAAGTATAACAAGGTTCGATTCCCGAGACTGGTGTGTGTTATACTCTGGAACGTTCGTGAAATCCCAATTAATATTTTCCAACAATATGAAGAACTTAAAAATTAACCAACTTTTAGATGAGTGTGATCTCAATCAAAAACTACTTGTAGAGAGAGTGGTTGCCATTCTTGAAGATCAGATCGAACAAGCCGAAGAGCAAGAAAAGAAAAACAAAGATGAAGAAAAGTGGCTCCAGTTTATGGTGAAAACTTTTATTAAGGATTTCATTCAAGAACAGGATTGGCTACCATCTCGCTATAGTTGGGACAATTGGATTAAAATGTTACGATTCCAATATAAAAATAAAAAAGAAGCAAATGATTTTTGAAAAAATCCTCTTGACTTGCCAAAGAATCAATGCTAAGCTGAGCGCAGAATTAAACAAACAATACAATGAAAGTACGATACACTGGAGCTAGTTACAACCTGAATAATAACGACATCTATGAGATTTTAGGTGTAAACCCTAAAGAATATAAGATCCGTAATGATAAAGGAGATATCGCGTGGTATAGTAAGTATCGCTTCGTCGAAGTAAAGGATAAGGTGAAAGTAGGTGCTAATCCTACTAACACTATCTCCCCTGATCTGGTCGATAAGATCGAGCAGGAGTTGAAGGATACTGAACAGCGTATGGCAGATCTTCGCAAGCAGCTTGAAGATGCTAAGCTTCCTCCTACCAATAACATCCTGCTGCGTGAGACTCGTAAGAATCCAGACTGGACAGAAGACTTTGACTTGGATAATGCTATTGTCAACTTCTCAGATACGCTTGGATATGCTGTGCCTTCGCTTACTAAAGGTATCTACTTCGGTATTACTAATGAAGGAGATGGCATTACCCTTGACCGTGATTACAAGTGGAAGATTGAGACTAAGTCAGATGGTCTTCAAGTTCTGATGATCCTCGACAAGTAATAATATAATATTATGGCAAACGACGAATGGGACATTTATGAATCTCTCCAGCATGAAATTGCTGAACTAAGATGTAGTAACCGTAGACTATATTATTTGCTGGATGAGATCATGAATGATATTCAATACGAACACGGATTCGACAGTCCTGTATTTGCCAAACTTAAAGAATTCTTTGGCGAATGACCACTGATAGAAAATTCTACGATAAGGAAGATTTTGATGTCAAGCTAAAGCGTAAAATCAAAGCCGCTGGTTACATCCGATATATTCCAGAATACTCTCTGAAACAGTATCACAAAGATGATCGGGATTCTGTTAAAGAACAAAAAGAATGGTTTTCCAAAAGCTGGAACTGGTGGGTTGATCCTGATGGAAAAATCATTCCCGCCTATGAAATGCTAGACAAGTTGAAGGAACTCTGATAAAATTAATAAAACATTAGAGTAGAATAACACCATGTTAAGCGGACTTGGAAAAATCCATGTGGATCAAAAGGCTCAGCGGATTGTGGTGGATCTCTCCAGAGATTTCATTCCCTACTATCTGTGGCTCATCAAGAAAGAGTATTGGATTGACCTACAGGCTCCCATGCATTATGGTCACATCACTCTAGCCAACAAGAAACTCTATACAGGTGTAGACTATCAGCAAGCTGCTGATATCTATCATGGACAGATTGTGAACTTTGTGTATGATGTCAATGCTGTAAGAGGTGGCTACACCAAAGGGTTTGTCATGTTCTACTTGAAGGTTTATTCCAAAGAACTTGATCGTATCAAAAGAAAACTTAACATCGTAGATCGTTATGACTACAGAGGTCTACACATCACTCTTGGAAACTCCAAAGCGGGCCTAAGAACATATTGGCCCGAAATGATTGAAATTAAAAAATAATATGAAAGAACAGACTACCGTTATCCTTTTGAGATCAGTCAGTGGCGCTGGTAAAAGCACTCTTACCGATCTTCTTGCTTCCAATGAAGGTTGGGTTAGTGTTTGTGCTGATGATTACTTTACCGATGCATCTGGTGATTATAAATTTGATGCTAGTAAGCTGGGAGTTGCCCATGCTCAATGTCAAGAACTCTTCATGTTTTGGTTGACAAATACTGATGCTAAGTGTATCATCGTCGCCAATACCAACAGTAAGGAGCGTGACTTCGCCTTCTATGAAAAAGCCGCCAAAGAAGCTGGTGCTATGTTTATCTCCCTCATTGTTGAGAATCGTCATGGTAATAAAGACATCCACAGCGTGCCTCAAAGTGTTCGTGAGATGCAAGCTGAAAATATTCGAAACTCGCTGTTGCTTTTGTAACAAATACCTGCATAATCAATACATGAACCTGCCTGATCCAGAGTATTTCAATTTCAAAGATTGTGTGATTGCTGGCGACGAATGCTGGTTGATCACTCCAAAAGATATGTCTACAAAGTGGACTGACGAAATCGCTCGTTTCCGTAGCTGTATCGTTCGTAAGTCTGACAATTTTGTAGTATCTCAGGGATTTGGTAAGTTCACTAATTTCGGGGAGCGTCCTGATTTTCAACCATGGCAATCTTCTTGGAAGATTGAAGCTCGGCACAAGTTGGACGGTTCACTTTTGATTGTTAGTAAGTATAAGAATGAATTGATCTGTCGTACCCGCGGTACTGTTGATGCTCGTCAGCTTCCCAATGGTCATGAGATTGATCTTCTGATCAAGAAATATCCTCTGTTTTGTTTGTTTGACATGGACGAAGAAACCAGTGAGCTTTCCTTCCTATTCGAATGGACAACGCCTAATAATGTAATTGTTCTTCGAGAACATAATGAACCTACATTGACTTTTTTGGGTATTGTAAATAATGAAACTGGTCGGTATTTTTCTCAAAGATTTGTTGAACACTATGCTGACTACTTGGAGATTCCTCGTCCCAAAAAGTATGAATACAATTCTGTTGAAGAATGTATTCTTGATGTGAATGCTTGGGAAGGTAAAGAAGGTGTTGTGTTGTATTCTCCAGATGGTCAAACTCTCAAGAAGATCAAGGCATCCTTGTATTGTGAGCTTCATAAACTGGCAACTGGTATCAAGACCATCAAACAGGTAATGGATTTGTTTCTAGCATCTCCTAAGTTTACCTCTGGAAATGAGTTCTACAAGTATGTCGAAACCACTCTGGATTATGAAATTGCAGAAAAGATCAAGTCAGAAATCGAAACAGTTGTTCAGGCATATAACAATTATCTGATTAAGGTAGACAACATTATTGAACTTGTAGATAGTTTTCGATTTGTCGAAACTCGTAAAGAGTGCGCTATGCTGATTACTTCTCGTTATAAAGACTGGAGAGCGGGTTATGCATTTACTCTGCTTGACAATCGAGAAATCTCTGATAAAATCGTAAGCAATGCCGTCTTTCAAGAACTGGAAGCTTTAAAAAACAATTAAATATGAAACTAATCCTTGCCACTTCCACATTTTGTGGACCATGTAGTCTTATCAAACGAAGAATCCAAGATGAAAATCTCCAAGTGGAGATTGTGAATATGGAAGAACAGCCAGAAAAATTCAAGCAGTTCGGTGTTCGATCTGTGCCTCGCCTTGTCGTTCTCGAAAACGATGAAGTTGTAGAAATCATTCAAGGCAGCGACGACATTATTAAAAAAATCAAACAAAATGCTCAAGATTAAAAAGTCTCGTAAAGACTACAACAAGATCAAGATCAACTCTGATTTTCACTACGGACATGATAGGGATTTCCTATATGGTCCCCGTGGATTCAGCAGCGGTAAAGAACACTCTGATTGGATTGATGCACAGATTGCTTCATTAGATCCTAACGATTTGTTGATTTGTCTTGGCGATGTCGGATTGGGTATCGGTGCTGATTCTATCATTGATTTCATTGAACGGATTCCATGTGAGACTCTGATGGTGTGGGGTAATCATAACTCTGGTGTTTATCAGGCTTATAAGAACAACCTGCCTCTTGGGTTTGACAATCATGAAGTCTACCCTCTAAGAATCGCTAAGAATGTTACCATGATGGGAGAGTCATTTCTTCTTGATGTGGACCGAGATAGGTTCTTCTGTACTCATATGGCACCTTTAGTGTTTCATGATCAGAACAGGGGTCGTGTTTGCTTGTGCGGTCACAGCCACAGCAACCTAAAACAGATCAATCCTGATCGTGATGATTTTGGAAAAATCCTTGACTGTGGGGTTGAAAATGCTAAGATGTTTAACGGTACGGCATTCTTCGACATTGATGAAGCTGTGAGCATTCTAGCGAAAAAGAAATTGGGTAATTTAGATCATCATTAAAATGAATACAAAACAAGTTATTGTCATGCGAAAGGATCTCAACATGCGTAAGGGAAAAATGATTGCTCAAGGCAGTCATGCCAGCATGTCGTTTCTGACGCAAAAAATGAATTTGCAAAAGACTATGGGTTATGGTATCCATCATCATGAAACAAGATATCTGAGTCAAGCGTATGATGAAAAACAAGCAATCGAAATTACTAGTTGGCTAACTTCATCTTTCCGTAAGATCTGTGTCTATGTCAACAGCGAAGAAGAACTTGACGCAGTTCATCAGAAAGCTCTTGACTCTGGACTGATATCTCATATGATTACCGACAACGGAGCAACTGAATTCAACGGTGTGAAGACCAAGACTTGCTGTGCAATTGGACCAGCCATCGAGAAAAAGTTTGAAGGAATCACAGATCATTTACCATTACTATGACAAGTGTTATTAAAGATTTTATAAAATCACAGAACCTTCTTGTTTGTCCAGTGTGTGACGGTGAAGGAGAAATCGGTTATTTCTGTGGTCATGAGACAACTACAAATTGCTATCATTGTGCTGGCAACGGAATGATCCGTTCTCTAAAGAAACAAAAGCAAAGTAAGAAATGTATCATCTGCAAAGGCAGAGACGGGGGATGTGGAGGTTGTGACTTTAATCCTAAAGGACTTATTGAATGGGAAAGTTACGAATTGGCGGACTCTACTCTCTTCTCTAAGGAACTCTAATATAATAAATTATGAAACCAGTAAAGTCTAAACAAGCTGATCCCACAGAACGACAATTGATCGAGGAAGAGTTGGTTCATATTGGAACATGCTTCGATGCTACCAAGCTTTCGGAAATTATTTCTTTCCTACAAGAGACACAAGATAAATTCACCAAAGAAGGATTTAGCAATTTACAATTAAAGTTTGATTGGGCTGGTTGGGATGCTCCATACGAACTTAGTATTTACGGTGAGCGTCTAGAAACTGATAGTGTTTACTACGAACGACTAGCTCAGCATCAAAAAAATCTTGAGAAGGACATTATCGAAAAAGAAAAACGAGAAGAACAGAAACGTAAAAAAACTGAAAAAGAAAAAGAATCTGAACTTGCTCTTTTAGCAAAATTGAAAGAAAAGTATGAAGGACAAACCAGAGCGTAAACCTGTTGATTATGGCGACTTCACCGAATATCAAGTTCAGTGTTTAATTGCTGAATACTGTAAGAGTGTGACTCTTGGAAATACAGGGTGGGGAGTATCATTCAAAGATTGGGTGGAGCTTCGAGGCATTGCCAAACATGATGGTAGGTTTCGATTGATTAAGTTGGAAGAAGAAAACGAGACTAAATTTTCCCCGTGGGGATTTGAGGTATGATAACTGACATATACTACACATACGCTTCCAAAAAAGAACTTCTTGACATTGGAGTAAAAGAGGATAGTATCTTCGAAGACATCAGCGAATTGTCCGAAATATGTGAGCATAAAGATGCTCCAAAATTGAATCAAGCTGAACTCACTGTAGAACAGTGTATGAAACTGATTCCTGAAGGAGAATACTGCTATGCTGTGAACATTTTGGAAGACGGGTTTGTGGCAAGACCACATTGTCCCTTCTGGGATAAAATGCTCGATTTTCCCAAACAAAACAATGGTTACTGCCACTACAGAAAACAAGGAGACTGGCAAATGGGCAGTGTTGGACTACTATGGGACCAATGTAAGTGCTGTGGTATTAATGAAACCCGTGAAGAAGATTTAATTCTTGAATAATGAGCGCTCCAAAACTATACGACATTGAATTCTACATGCCGCCTCCCATTGATAAATGGAGTAAGATGACTGGCTTTTGCTATATGAGAAAGTCTTTTGCTGAAGGAGCGTGGGCCATGTTAAAATCCCATTATAATCACAGAACAGAACACCGACTACTGTGTGATGGAAAAGTGATTGAAGAGTTGACAAAGCAAACAATTAAGGTAAACTGATGAAAACTATAATGAACTACCTAATCATGTTTCTGTGGATTGTCGTGACATGTTTTGAACTGTTGGTTTGTACTATTGTAGATAAATTTAAAAAGAAAAAAACAGATGAGAGAACTGAAATTTAAATTCTGGAATAAACTAGCACGCCGATTTCAACCACCGAGTAAATATGCTATTCAAGGAGATGGGCTGTATGTGTCATATGATTATGATATGATGGTATGGGATGATCCCAGTTCTTTTGATGACAGTATATTGGTGCCTTGTCAGTACACTGGTCTGAAAGATAAGAACGGTAAGGAGATTTATGAGGGTGATATTATGAAAGTTCATGGATTTTTGTATGATTATGATTCTAGAGAGGAAAAGCCCATACCAAATTTTACAGTTACTTATTATTCCAACAATAAATCTATTTCGGAATTCTATACGTATTGGATGGCAGATTATCCTTGCGAAGTCATTGGAAACATCTTTGAGAACCCTGAACTATTAAAGTAATGAGAACACTGAAATTTAGAATTTGGAATGGAAGCTGTTTTGTCACAATCCCTGATATATATATCAAAATTTCCAATGGGAGCTTGTGGGATTATGACGACGATTACGGTGGGGATACAGTTTTATCACATAAGAAATTGTGGTCTGCTGATGGAAAAATCCAACAATTCACTGGTTTAAAAGATAAGAACGACAAAGAAATCTACGAGGGTGATATTATTCAACTAGAGGGATCTCCTATCTCCTACTCCATTGAGTGGGACAAGTATCAATGGGCTATCAATGCTCATGGAGCATTGGGATACGATCCTGACTGGAATATTCAACCGTTTAATCATTGTGTTTATGAACGAGCGATTGTTGTTGGAAACATCTTTAAGAACTCCGACCTATTAAAGCAATGAGAACACTAAAGTTTAAAGTATGGGATAAACTAGAAAAACGAATGATTCTTCCCAATCAGGGATATCAGGGTCATTATGTTTTAAGTCTTGATGGTAAATTTCATAATCTCCAGAATGGTAGTGGAGGTGACGAATGTATTGTTTTACAATGGATTGGTAAAACAGATAAAAATGGAGTAGACATTTACGAAGGAGATATTGTAAAATTCGATGAGCCTAGAAAACTATGTGAGGGTGTCTACATGTTCTCTCTTTATGTTTTTGATTTTTATGAAGGTAGTTTCCTCAATCCCTATATTTATAATTCCATTAATGGTAGTAAGTTTGTTAAGAGGGAGAAAAACTCCCTGAATCCCGTGGGTCGAGCAAAACTCGACAACAACCCACATTTTGACTGGACAACGGCTGAGATCTGTGGTAATGTGTATGAAAATCAAGACCTGATAGACCTATGAAAAACGACAAAGATATCTTTTTCTTCCAAATGGTTTGTATCGTTTGTATGGCTTTACTAGCAGCGACTATTATCTTATTAAGTTTAATAAATCAATCCTTGTAATGAAAACATTTCAGATCCTACCCTTAGCTCTCAAAGGAACTAAGATAAAATTTGTAAAGCCGATTACAAAACATTGGTTCTCTAATGTTGTCGAAGACCAAAATCTTCTAGAAGTTGGTAAAGATTATACTGTCGAGAAGGTAGAAGTGTCTAGCTCCTCAACTTTTGTTTGGTTACAAGAGTTCCCTATCAGGGAGGAAGGACGATGCACACCATTTTTTAATTACCACAGTTTTGAAATTGTAAATGAAAATCAATAAACACGACTCCCTCGAACAACTTTTAATCCTCAAGGAAATCTGTAATAAGATTTATATTGCTCGAAACATTTCACTGGATAATGAAGGAGTGATCGCTCAATTGGAACTTATCGATAATCTATTTAGAGAAGAAAATTTAAATTAAATGAAACTAAAAAACAAATTCAACCACAAGTTCGATGAACCAGATCTGACCAAACGGAATTGGGTAGAAAATACCTCCATCGACGAAGAATTGAAAAAACTCGAATCTCTGTTTGAAGGTGAAATAATCGTCGAAGAATTGTATATTCGTCATTGGCTGTATTGTGCTGCTAGTTCTCCTTCTGACCAAGCCACATTTGAAGTTCAAGATTTGGTAAAAGAGCTTGACTCTGCTAGTGCTGGTGATATAATCCAGATATGGACATTATCAGATATTCAACCAGAATACATTGAACTGAGATGCCCGAATCAAGATGGATTGTTCCCAACCAAAGGAGCATATTAATAAAACGTTAGAGTAGAATAACACCATGAAACCTTACATACACGCTCAAATCTCAGCCAAGAAATTTGGTAACATTTTATGAATAAAATTATGAGAATCTTTAGGCCATTTTTCTGGAAGTATGATGTGTTGTATCCGCTTTGTGCTTGGTTTAATCCTCGTCAAAAGTGGTTGACCAAACTCATCCCAAATCAATGGATGGACAAACCAGAATTGATCAAAGACATTCTATTTGCCTGTCTCGTTCATTATGTTGAAGAAGAAAAGGGCATCAACAGCTGCGAGTTCTACGAAACAGATTATAAAGAAGGCCACATCAGCAAGGAGTATTTGGATCATTGTATTGAAGTAAACACAGATCTCCAAAATATTTATAATTACATTAAAACTGAAAGACCAAAATTTGAACTGGTGATTGAGCGAGAATGGAAAACGAATTCTCGTATTGCTATCAAAATGGAATCTGAAATGAGCGACAAGGATATTTGGGCCATGACCACCATTGCTAAATACTCTCCCTATTTATGG